TCTTAGTAGGGACTGCTTTTCTACGCAGAATTGGCTCATTCCAGCCACGTACAGAGACGCTATGAACGCTTTGGGACAGTGCAACGGCATCATTAATGACGGTGTTCCAATTCATATGGCACAGGCCAAGCGCATGTACGAGTTAGGTGGGTCTCGCAAGTTTAAAATTGAAGCTCTCCACAAACAAATGGAGTACAGTTGGCGAGATCGATTAGGCAGTAGGACGAATCTTTCGTGGAGTGAAGTCGAGGATAGTACTAGGATATCCTACTTCACCGCTTTCGGTGTAGAACCGAGAGTGCAGAGGCTAGTTGAGGAGTACTTCCTGTCCGCTCAGGTCGGGGAGGGGCGCATGATAAACTCTCTTCCTTCAAACTATTCTCGCATCCACAAAGATACACTATTGTCAATCAACCACTAGATGGCAAATAAGAAATCCCAGAAATCCAAAAGTGCTCCACCTTCTACCCGGAAGGCAGCACGAACTACAACTCCAGTGAAGATGGTCGCTGCTCCCGTTGCAATATCACGCAGGACCAACACTGTCAAAGCCAAGCCCAAAACCAGCAACATGCCTTATAAGTCCCAACTTCTTACCAGGGTCACAAACTCGGATGATCTCAGAGTGAATAACGGGTTCGTCGACGTGCAAAAATTCCGTCTCAACCCGAGTAACCAGAACGTGTTTCCCTCCCTTGCCTTCGAAGCCGCCAATTACGACGAGTATCGGTTTACTTATCTGCGGCTGCGGTACCAGAGCTTCTGCGGTACTGCCACAAACGGCAAGGTTGAGCTATGTTATGACCCCGATTCCCAGGATTCCCTTCCCGCCTCTGCTGCAGTTCTTTCGCAGTACGCGATGCAGGCCTCATGTTCAGCGTGGGACAAGTGTGAGATTCTTGTCACTCGCAAAGGCCCGACTCCCTGGCGATTCATCGATGACACAAATGTCGTCGACAAGAAGTTGGTAGACTCAGGACAAGCGATCATTGCGACATACGCTTCAGGTCCTTCCGGAGCAAACTTGCAGATTGGTGACTGGTATATCGACTACAGAGTCGAATTCCGAAGTCCTCAGCCAACTGCCTCTCTGGTTCAAACAGGCATTATTGATGTCGGAGGTAGTCTCACAACACGTGGTGCAACATACGTGTCTTCCTCCGATATCGGTTACACAGCCACTACCTTTTCCATGTATGTGAACATCCCTGGGACGTTTCTTGTACATTTGTATCAGGTTGGCTCGGGCTCCTTGGGTGCTGTTGTGGCAGGCAACAGTTCGATAGACGGCGCGTTCAAGAACGTGGTAGCGACTTCCAACAATTCAAGTAACACATTCTGTGTGCTCACTTCTACCGGAGTCCCGTCAACTACCCCCAGTATCCAACTTTCGGCTATGACAGCTTCCTCTCGAGTGCAATTCACCATAGTTCGTTGCAGAGCTGTGAATGGATTCGCGTAGTTACTTTTCTGCACCCAGATCCCGATGGCAACTTCGGTCAAAAGTCCAAAAA